GAATATTTCGGCCCCAGTCAAGAAGGTCTTGCAAGAATGAGTGCCTATTCTAAACTATTAGGGATTAGTTTAGAAACCTTAAAGAGTATGACAAAAGAGCAGGTAATTCAAAAACTATCAGAACAAAATCTTAGAATAAGACAATCAGAACACAAGATTGAAATTCAGGCTCTTCAAACAAAAAGAAAAATACTAAGACTTGGTATGCAAGCAAGCCCGCTACAAGCAGCTGAACTAGAAAGACAGGGCAATATTGTTACTTTACAAGACTCTATCGTAGCCTCACAAGAACGCATGAAAATATTGGCGGAAGCAGGCGCTAAAACAGATCAAACAAAAGTAGAACAAGAACAAGAAAAATTAAATCTTTTGCTTCAACAATTAGCGGTTGCAGAATTACAAAATGATTTTACACAGAAACAACTAGCAGCTGCAAAAGCGGGTACAGAAAGTAGTGCAAAAAAAGAGTTTGCAGCATTACTTAAAGGAGAAGAAAGCAGTATATCAGAAGCTTTCGGAAGAATTGCAAAATCCGCAGTAGATTCTGTACTTGATGCTGTAGCAGAAAAAGCAGCAAAACTATTTACAGACTTTCTTTTCGGAAGCCCTGAGCAATCTTTAGAAGTTGCAATGGCTACAAATACTGCCGCTATAAATGCTAATACTGCGGCTTTAGGAGGAGCAACAGTTGCTACTAATGCAAATACATCTAAAGGTTTATTAGGAGGTGTTGGAGACTTTTTTAAAGACTTTAAATTACCTGGATGGCTTGGCGGTGGCGGTGGCTCAAAAGTAGACGTTAGTATGGCAAAGCCTACGACTTTCAGCTCCAGTTTTACTGCTGGTGATCATGGTGAAGTAAATCTTGTCGAGACCTTTGCGGAAGACATGGGAGACACTACCATGAGTATAAAAGAATCGTTTACAGAATTTGGAGCAGAGATAGGAGATATTTTTGATTCGGATAGCTCTTTCCTTAGTAAAATTGGTGAATCTTTTACGTCTTTTGGTGCTATGATGAAAAATATGTTTACTGCCTCAAAAGACTTTCTTGGAGACTTATTTAAAGGTATGTTTGGAGGGTCAGCAGCTCCGGCGGCCAGAAATGGCGGTGTCTTTGGTCCTGGAGGAAAACTACCTGGATACGCAGCAGGCGGAATAGCCTCAGGGTCTACAGCAGGATATCCGGCGGTATTGCACGGAACTGAAGCAGTAGTCCCTCTACCAAATAATAAAAAAATACCTGTAGAAATGCGTGGGGGCGGAGATCAAAATAATAATATTGTTATCAATGTAGCTTCTGATGGTTCTGTTTCGGCAAACGGAAACGTACAAGGAGATCAAGAGCGCATGGGTAAAGCGATAGCTAAAGCGGTTAGAGAAGAACTAAAAACACAAAAAAGGTCGGGGGGAATGCTTAACCCGTATGGAGTAGCATAATGGCACTAGGATTTTTATTAGAAGATGGCTTGGGGTTTGTAAATGGAACAACAACTTCAAGCACTCGAGTAACTCCTGATAAAACAATGTCAAGAGCAGGTACTCCCAAAGTGTTTTTAGCAACTTTTGGGGACGGATATGAACAACGCGCTCCAGACGGTTTAAACAACGTAAAAGAAGAATATTCACTAACTTTTAACAATAGAAATAAAGAGGAAGTTGATGCTATTGTTGCCACCTTTGAACTAAGAAAAGGAGTTACAGCTTTTGATCTTACAATTCCAGCAACAAATGCAGATGGAACGGCAGCAGAGAGATCCGTGCGTGTAGTATGCCACTCTTACTCTCATTCATATGATAGCGATAATTTTTATAGTTGTACAGCAACATTTAGAAGGGTATACGAAAGCTAATGAGTAACGATATTATAGCAACAGACTTAAGAGGTTCTTCAATAGATAATATAGTTACATTATTTATTTTGGAGCTGAATGACGGAACAAAGTTATACTTTCATCCAGGAGTCGACGGTCTTTTAAATAATATCTCTATGAGAGACTATGAAGCACCTTATACCAGTAGAACTTATGTTCCTTTACCTATAGACTTAGCGGGAGTGGAAGTTACCGGTGAAGGGGCTTCAAATAGACCCACACTTACAATAGCAAATGTACTAAGTCTTTTTAGAGATTTACTACCGGAGTTTGAATATGATAGTATAATAGGTTCTAGACTTATTGCTAGAACTACACTAGAAAAATATTTAACTAGCGGAAGTGCTTCGTCGGCCCCCACCGAGTTTCCAAAAGTTGCATATATTGTAGATAGGCTAAAAGCAGAGACGTCTACTTTTGTAACTTTTGAATTAGCAAGCCCCTTCGAGTTAGAAAACGTAAACCTACCTAGAAGAACTGTTGTAGGAAAGTACTGTAGCTGGATATATAAAGAAACCCATGATAAAGGAAGCGGTTGTACTTGGAAATCTGTAAACTTTCACGGCCATCCAACAACTCATAGGAGGTTTCTGACTGAAGACGATACACCTATTATAGAGGCAGCCCATGCTTCGGGTGCTCCGACTTTCAGTACTTCAGATTCCTATTCTGCGAATGACATAGTAGTTCATGCTTCCGAATATTATCAGGCCACTACAGAATTACAAGGAATTACACCAGATAGCACCGGGGACGGGCCGTGGATGAAAGTACTTACATTTGGAGTTTGGGCGTCTGGTAATAGTTATAATGTTGGAGATTTTGTACGTGTAAATACTGTAGCATTAGCGGATACTGTTTTTAAATGCAGAGCTGCCCATACTTCAGCCTCTGATAATAGTCCTGCAGTATCTACTTATTATTGGGAGCATGGAGATGTTTGTGGAAAAACTTTAAGATCTTGTGCTGCAAGATTTAATGTTCTTTATGCAGGAACTCCTGCAACTACTAACTTTCAACTGCCTTCAACAGAAATAGATAATACACATACTTTACCTTTTGGAGCGTTTCCTGGAAGCGCTAAGTTTAGATAGAATGATACAAGAATTTTTACTTGAAATAGAACAACATTTTGAAGAGTGGTATCCTAAGGAAGCCTGTGGCATTATAGCAGTTGTAAAAGGAAAACCTGTATGGTTTCCTTGTAAAAATATAGCAAAAACAAATGATACTTTTGTATTCGACTCTACAGAATATATGAAAATAGCACAAAAATGTGATATTATTGGTATTGTACATAGTCATCCAGATGGCAGTAGTACTCCTAGTATTAATGATATAAAGTACTGTAACTCTACAGGATTAATATATTATATATTTAGCTATCCAGATATGGAACTGTATACTCTGCATCCGGAAAGAGAAGATAAACCTTTATACGGAAGACTTTATGAGTTTGGGGTTCAAGATTGTTTCGAAGCTGCGAGAGATTACTATTTAAAAGAAGGTTTAGATATACCAAATAGAATTCCCTTTGAAGAGAAGTGGTGGTTAAAAGACATTAATTATTTTTCAGAGGAATATATAAGAACATGGAACTTTAAAAAAGTTGATGAAATGAAAAAAGGAGATTTTTTAACTTTCTCTGTTTTTTCGGATATACCAAATCATTGCGGGGTTTACCTAGGTGATGATATATTTTTTCATCACGCTGTAAATAGGTTATCATGTAAAGAAAATTTATTTCCTCAATGGAAACAGCATTTAACAGGAATTTATAGATATGCGCCGTAAAGTATACTTATTAGGAGAGCTAGGAGAGAAATTTGGAAGTTCTTTTACAGTCTATGCTGATACTTTGGAGCAGGCGTGTAAGATTATTTCTGTAAATCGTCCAGGATTTGACAAATACTTATATGATTGTATAGAGAACAATATAGGAATATCGGTAGCTGTTGAAGAGAATCCTATGGACTCTGTTGAGGATGTTATACTACCACTGCAAAAAGGTGATATAACTATGGCACTAACTCCTGCTGGAGCGGGAGGTGATAATCCTATTGTAGATATAATTATCGGGGCGATATTATTTACAATTAATCCCGCACTTGCAAAGAGCGCGACTATGACGCAAAAATTTATACATGCAGCTATAAATACTATTGCAGCTAGTTTAGTTAGTAGAGGCATAAATGCCTTAATGGCTCCTGATCCTGGAGAAGACGGAGATGAGCCTACAAATTATTTATTTAATGGAGAAGCCCAGAATATAGTAGAAGGAGATCCTGTTCCGATACTTTACGGCGAGCTAAGAATACCAGGAAGTCCAATAAGCATGGCTAGTTTTACAGATGTAGAAGTAAGCGAGCAACATATAGTAGATAGCCACGGAAACATATTTATAGAATAAGAGATAATTTTATGAGCCTTACACCCCAACAAAAACGCGACATGGTTCCAGGAATTTTAGATGGTACTCCAGATTCGTCTACTGGATTTTCTGATGTAACTGTATCTTATACGGATTTACTATCGGAAGGACCGGTAGAGGGTCTAGTTCATGGCCCTGCTAGTGTATATTTAGGGGGCCAGCAGCTAATGAGTACAGCGGTTTCTCCAAGTAAGACCAATACTAATAGTAGTCAGATACTACTAAGTCAATGCAGTAAAAATGCAACTATACAAAGTATTAGTCCCAGTGATATTGGTGTACTAAATGCAACTAGTACTCCTAGAACTCTTACTATTTTGGGCGGTAAGGGTAGTGCCGAAGTTACTGCTTCCCAGGCTAGTTACTATTCAAACGGAGCATTTTTACCTGCTATGAAGCTTACGTCTTCCACTGGTTTTTTCACTAATGACTTAGTTGTAGAAAGAGAGTCAGGAAAAGAAACTTACTACTATTTTGATAGATCAGATTATCCGACCAACAGTTACTCTATTGATATAGGGTCTCACCACATGGATAATGCTACAAGAGTACAATATCGAGCTTTAAATGACGAGCAAACTCCTATAGCAGGTTTAACACACGAGGCTTTTTATTATATTCGTTCCATTGCAAATAAGAGGAATGGAAAAATATTTCTTTACCCTGATACAGAAGCAGGTAAACGTAGTGCTACGTTTGGGGGCTCTGGTAAAATTCAGGCCCAAAATTCAGGACCTACTGGCGAGTTACACGCTTTTGTTGTATCAAAACCTGGAAGAATTGTTTCTGAAATGGCTCCCGCAAGATTAATAGGAAATTCTTTAACAAATTTTGAAGATGTTAATGGCACCCTTAAAAGATCAACTAACAGCGTAGCTGTCTTTATTCCAGGGGATGGTTCGTCGGCTGCAACGGCTCTACCCCCATCCGGAGATTATACTGTGGCTTTGGATGTAACAGTCGAAGGAACAAGGGAAAAAGAAATATCTTTATTTACAGGATTAAGTCAAGGTGGTTTACTTCTTTCCCATATTGTGCATCAGAATTCCAAGAACAAATTCGGTGGTCATTATTATGGCGAAGTTACAGGATCACATGATGCATTTAATACCTATACTATTGAATGGCCTGCCCCGGATACAACATACTGTCCAGTGCTTAATCCAAACAGTGATGCTACCCCTATTCTATCAAGTCTCGATCTATTTATAGACAGTAATAAAGATTCCGGATATACAGTAATGGGTTACTTTAAGCCTCCTACTACAGGATATTATGACTTCCAAATAGAGGCATATAATATGACTGTGTGGATTGGTACAGGTGCAGATATTCAATTGAAGTGTACTAAAGGCAACTCTAAAATGACTACCCATCTAACTAGGTCAAAAGGTTCTCGTCATCATCCAATGAACGTCCTAACGAGTAGAGTAGATAGTACAACACTGAAAATGTATTCTAATCGATATTATCCGATTAGAATTTGTTTTGGGCTTCATTCTCACAGAGCTAAAGGAAAGGCTGGCTTTAAATGGAGAAAGCAAGGTGATAGCTATTCCGCGGATTTATCACAGTATTTTTATTATCCTACGGCCAAAGATTGGGTCGCTCAGAATCAATTTAGTATGACTACTTTTTGGCCCTACACAGGAGGTTTGTTTGATTTCGATTTACAAGAAGCGGCGGAAAACAATCTCCCAGAAGGCCCCGGAGATTCTGGTTTTATAAAAGCACTAGGTAAAGGTAACTTTAAAAATTCGAGCGTTCAGTTTAGGGTAGGAAATCAGTATCAGACCCCTATTACGGGCCTAACTTCTAGTGATATAATGCAATCCGCTATTACTAATATACCTCAACCTACTTCTCCTCTAGAGCTTCATACTGATTTTGTAGAGGGTTACCTTGACGATAACAATAAGAATATAAATCAAGGAGTTAGCGAAACAATAATACAAGCTTTAGATGAAAATGGGTTTAACTTAAGTTCCGCACAGTTACGAGCTGTAGATACAATAACAATAAATTTTGACTACCCTAGTGGACTTCGACAAAATAAAAGTAAAAATGGGGGTATTCAGAATCATGTTGCATTTTATGAAGTATCTGTTGCACTGAAAGAGCCGGGCGAATCTGATTTTGAAGACCCAGTTATACTACATGAGAACATAAGCCATTTAGCGGCTACCAATGCAGCCAGAACATTTCCACTAAGACTGGACATAGGGAAATTAAAGCCTTATGATGATTTTAAAATTATAATTAAACGTAAGACAGCCCATACCGGAGTAGGCTATATGAGTCAAACCACCTCAGACCTGGGCTTAAGAAACTCGAGTGCCAATAAAGTTACTGCACAAAGTCAGATAGGTCTTTGCACTTCTTTTTTAAAATATAAATTAAGTTATCCTTACACTTGTTATGCGAGAACAAGTTTTAATACTACTGAATTTCAACAGACTCCTAAAAGATTCTACCATCTTAGGGGGATAAAGGTTAAGATACCTACGAACTATATACCGAGAGAGGCTAGTTCTTCAGGGGTGGCAAAATATACTAAAAACTCTTCAGGAGTAGATACTGGATCTTATCAAGATTGGGATGGTTCCTTAACTACTACATTACATTATACTAACAACCCTGCTTGGATATTTTATGATATACTTACAAATAAAAGATTTGGTTTAGGAACTTTCGTAAAGCCGGAAGATATAGATATATATGCTCTATATAGAATTGGTAGATATTGTGATACACTAGTCCCTGATGGCAGAGGAGGTAAAGAGCCTAGATTTACTGCAAATGTTTACTTGACTAAAAAAACTGCTTGCTATAAGTTTCTTAAAGATTTTGCTACTATATTTAGAGGAATGCTTTATTGGCACAATGGCAAACTTGTTCCTGTAATAGATCAAGAAAAAGATCCCGTATACAACTTTACACAAGCAAACGTTATAGATGGAGCATTTAACTACGAAGGGACAGGTAGTAAAACTAGAATAAATCAAGTAACAGTTAGTTGGGTTAATCCAAAAAATAACTACCAACTAGAGGGTTTATTGGTAGAAGATAGAAATAGTGTAATACAGGAAGGAAAAATAATACACGAAAATAGTGTTGCATTCGGATGTACTAGCGAAAAACAAGCAGAGAGATATGGAAGATGGAAGTTGTGGACTGCAAAAAATCAAACGGAAATAGTTAGTTTCCAAGCATTTTTAGAAAGTAGTTTTTTAAGTCCAGGAGACATTATTAGTATTTCAGACTATGCAAAGAAAAAGAAAAGATTTGCAGGCAGAATTACTAGCGATACTTCTAAAACATTGAGTAATACAATAATACCTTTGGATGCGAATGCCTATTTAAACCCAGATATGTCTTATAAGTTATTTATAAGCCATGGAAAACCTGGAGCTTACTTAGCACAGGAAGATACTAGAATATATACAAACGATTCCGCAACTACCTTTATAGACTATAAACAAGGATCGTATATTCCTGCGGCTTGGATATTTAATGGAACCAGTTATGTATATGGAAATTTGGATACAGAAGAGAAAGCCTCTAATGCAAAACCTGCTAGATTAGCACAAAATAGTATGAATCTACAGTGGTCCGATAGTGTTATTAGCGAAGAAAGAGATATAGTGCTTCCAGGAGGACATACTGCTAGCACAGCTCTTACTTCTTTAACAGTTAGTTCTGCTTTTTCAGAAACTCCAAAAAGAAATGCTATTTGGTTATTAGAAGAAAGATACTCCGGAGTACTAACGTCATCTAGTGCAAAAATGTATAAAATTTTAAATATTTCATTTGATAAAAGTAAGATAGCGTCTATCCAAGCAGTGGAGCACTATAATGAAAAATTTGTTGATGTAGAAAAAGATCTTTCTTATCAAACCGCCGCCGTAGAAGATACAAATATTTTAGCGGATGGAATATTAGCCGCTTCAACTATAAAAGAACAAATACAGGTAAAATCAGTAGAAAGTGATGGAACACCTGTAAAGATACCTGTAGATTTAGAAAATACACCCCTACCTCCAATTTCAGATCTATTCTTTGAGGTACTAGGACCAGAAGGAAAAAAATAAAATGGCACAAGATGTAAGAGTTTCATGGAACCCTCCCTTAATAGATCAAATAGGGGTACAAATACTAAAATATAGAATTTATCATAATTTCCCTACTGCTGATTCTAGCGGTCGGAATCGTCGTGCTGGAAGAGATTCGAATGTTTTAATGCTACCCCCGAACTCGACAGAGACTACTTTTAAGTCTGTAGAAAATGGAGAGTATTATTTTGCCATAACAGTTATTTATAACACTAAACAAAATAACTACTCACTTCCTTATATTGAATATTTTTCGATAAACGATGATACAGAAATTGGTACAAGTGGTCATGTAGTAGCTCCTCTGTATGTTGCAAAAGGCGGTTTATCAAATGTTGACTTTAGTATAGTTTCCCAAGGAAATAATACATATGTTATGCCTTCTGACCATAAATGGAGTATAAAAGGTCCTCATGACTTACCCGCTAGAGTTTCTAGCTCTTCTGCAAATGTAAATACTATTCGCCAAAATGTTACTAACATGGAAAACTCTTCGGGCCCGATAGATTTTTCTACAAATAATTACAATGACTTTAACCCTGAGTACTCTTATATACTTCTTGATGCAAGTGATGTAAATGATCCTTTTAAATTAATAAGATATTCTGATGAGCAAGGGGTACCTTATTGGTATGATACAGGATCGGGGGAAAAAACGTCTATTACAGGAACTACTTCTTCTTATGTAACTGCATTGTCAGGGACAATATCTGTAACTCCTGGCAGTAACGTAGTCAGAGGTCATAATGGAACTGACTTTCACGATCAGCTACGAAATGGCGATACTTTATTTTATAGAGATTCTCAGAGTGCACAAGTTGTAGGAACTGTAGCTAATATAATTAGTGATAGAAAATTAAAACTAAAAGAGGCTTACCCCGGCGCTCTTCAAAGAGATAGACGCATTTATGGAAGATCGAACTTAAGACTTCAAATACAAAAAGATACACTAGTAGGTGCAGTAGCTAAATATAACAATGAATACGCTGTTGAAAACTATCTAACCGTAGAAATGGAAAGTGAACCTGTCAATTCAACTTCTAGTAAAGTTCTTGTTCAGTGGACTTTTGATAGTTTAAGTAACGGTGGGTATCAAATTCCTTCAGTAGATAGATCACCTAATAGAAGAGCTTTCTTTAGTGCAGGATCTGGTACAATTACTTCCGATTCTCCTTCTGGTAATGCTTTAGAGCTGGGCTCCCCTGCCAGTCTTAGATTAACAAAAGATAGAGACTCTTATAATTGGACACAAAATGGGGCATGTTTTTCAATATGGATAAAGTCTACAGTTAATGATGGATCAGGGAATAGCGCAGCAAGAATACTTAGTAGGAACAATGCCAGCAATAGCTTTATGTCCCTCCGTATAGATCAATCTACTATAGGTAAACAAGCTGTATCCTTAATAGATGAAAATACGGGAAACACTCTTTTAGTAGGAGATATCGATGCCACACTATGGACAAATATAGCCCTTGCTTCGGATAAAAACACAACAGGGGACTATAATTATGGTTTATATATAAATGGTAAACTAGTAGATGCTTTCAATTCTACAGGTACTCATTCATTTAGACCTTTTGGGGCGGAGAGCTCTTTACCGGCAAGCGCCTCAAATGTAACCCCCTTAATTCTAGGTAGCTCTACTATTAGTGCCTCTGATCCTTTTAAAGGTATAATAACAGATTTAATTTTATTTGACGAACGATTGTCTGGGGCAGAAGTCAGGGGCGTATATGGAATTAGCGGAGTATCTGTACCCTCTAATATTAGTAGACCTGTATCTATAGGTAGTGGGGATCACAGTATAACCTTTGATTCAGACGGGCTTACCGTAGGTGGTGATACAAAAGAATCTGCACCTTTCAGCGTAAGTATTACAGGATCGGTTATTGCAGCAGCTGGACAAATTGCAAGTTGGACAATAAGTGCCTCGTCTTTGCATGCTGGTGAAAAAACAGACAGTGGTTATGCAAATGGTGGTATTACTCTACACGCTTCTGGTTCTATGCACTCACCTGAATTTTATATGGACAGCACAGGAGCCTTTTTTAGAGGAGAGATAACGGCCAGCTCTGGTAACATAGGGGGATGGAATTTATCAGAGAATTCTATATATGCAGGTCTTACAGAAGAATATGCCTCCGCCTTTGCCCCTTCATTTTTCACTGACCAAAATGGGATATTACTACATAGACAAGGATCTATACATTCTAAGAATTTTTATATAAATTCAGACGGTTCATCTTCATTTACTGGTGATATTAGTGGTGCAACAGGTACTTTCAACGGTAAAGTATTACCCCAA